ATCTCCGACAAGTTCTTTGTCTAGGTCAGGTTTGTCTGCACGCACCGAGCCGACACCGAGGATTGATTTGCCGAGGATGGTGAGGTGTGCCCACATGACTGCCATGCCGTTCACTTCTGTGATTGCTGGTCTGCCGTTCACCCAACCGCATGGTTCCCATGACCACATCGGGTCGATGTCGATGAGGATGCGTGTGATTTCTGCGTGACCTACGAAGTCCAGTTGGATGCCACCTCTCGGTAGTTTCCCGACGATGGACGGGTCTGGTACTGCGTATTTGTTGAATATGTCTTTCAGTTTCATTTTGATTCTCCTTTTTGGTTTTGTAATTTAATTTGATTTATCCATTTAATACATTGGTCTTGAACTTCTTCGGCGGATTTATTGCCAATGACATTAAAGATTTCATCTTCAGTTGCCCCATCTAATTCTTTGGTATGTAGATACAACATGATGGCTACTGATGTCATTGCATTAAACCATTCATCTCCGTTTAGATACGAGTCATCAACTTCTAGTTTCATGCTCGTTCCCCTTTCAAGAGAAGTGTTCTGTTGGTTACTTTCCTACTGTATTTTTCTGTTATTGCTGGTTCCATTGCTTTGATTGCTTTGATGTCTAGGCTCGCCCATGTTCTGCCTTTCCATGTGGCGATGACTGTGCCGTTCACGGTGGCGTATTCGTTCGCACCAATCATTTCGCACAGTTCGGCTTTCAACCTGTCTTCCATTTCTGTGTACGCTTTCAATTCTTTCTTCACATGCTTCAGTTGTTCCACTAGTTCTGATGCTGTTGGTGGCAGTTCAACTGTTGTCCCTGTTGGCTTCTGGTAGCGGGTGCTAATCGTTTCGTATGACCAATGCACGCCGTCTGGGGTGATGCCGAGGTCAATGGATGTCAGCCATTTCGCTACAGCGTCACAATGCTCCTGCTTTTCGGCGTCAGTTATCTTCTGTTCATGGATGTAAAGAACCATTGTTGAGTCGAATACAGCCCATGTGATGAGGTCTACGTCGGCGCAAATGGCTTGCTGGATTCCTTGTATACGCCAGTAGTCGGGTAGTTCGCCTTCCCATTCTCGTGACATTGTTTTGATTTCTAGCACCTTGCGGTCGTCGCCGTTTTCGTAGAGTCCGTCGAGGGTGGCTATCATGCGTGCACCTTTGGGTGTTTCTGCGATGAACATTTCTTCTGGTGTGGTGTATGCGATACCTGTTTTGTCGCAAGCCCATTGCAACACGAACGGTTCGAGACGGTTGCCTCGTTCCATTGCAGGGTTTGGTGGTATCGGTGATGGTGGTACGTCGCCTAATAGTTCGGCTGCGTATTTGTCTGCTGGTACGAACGGGTGTAGCCCGTAGATGGCTGCGACTGCTGATGCTGATACTCGTTTACGTTTCTGTGAGTCCCAGAATCTGAGGTCTAGCCAGTCTTGTTCCCCGTGTGTTGGTTTTGCTATGCGTTGTAGCGTGATGTTCATGTGTTTCCCTTCTCGTATTTGATACTTGTAATACTGTATCGCACATTAGTGTGCGTGTCAACCCCTAAGACAAAATTTTTATTTGCTCAACCATCTTCAAAGGAATAGCAAGAATGTGGTCTGATGACTCATCAATATATGATTGGGCGATAACCATATGGTTTGGTTTGGCGTCAGGTAACAACCAGCCTACGGAATGAACTATGGCAGGGTCAGGTTCGATGTCTGATGATGGCATCCAGCCTGTGCTCACCGAATGTGCGTCATGCCAGATGACTAGCACCATCGTATGTTTGTACCCTTCGGTCATAGCATCAGTTTACTTGCTGAGGTATCCGCTGTGATGGGGTTGTTTTAATCATGCGGTCTAATGCTTCTAACGCTTCGAAGAATTCTTGTTCTTCTGTGTGGCTTGCGACCCTTGCTTTAACCAAGAATTTCCTTATATTGTATAGCGTTTCTCTTGTCATAGGACTTGACAAGATAGCAGGTCGACGAAATGTTAATCGGTTGTTTCTGTGTAATCTGCGTGGGACATTGCCATTAGTTTGCCGTCAGGTTTATATGCCACCCATGTCGGGGCGTCTGGGTCGCAACGGCAACCAATAGTTTTATTTGGTTGATGCGTAACTAGCGTGTTACATTTATTGCAGAATGCTGTCGGCATACTACTTCTTGTGTTCTTTGATATGGCTCTCTAAATCTTCAACAACTTTATCAACTTTAACTTCCACCCTGCCAACACTACTGAATACGTGTTGCAACATACCTGCAACAACAGCGTGGTCTTGCTGGTTTTCTTTACGGAACTGGGCGATGACTGTGACAATCACACCGCCTACCGCTGTAACTACAGCAGACAGTATTAACGCCCACCCGCCGTCCATTATGCAGGCTTACTCTTCGCTTCAAAATCCAACACCGCTTGAGGGATATCCTCGCCAGCGACATAACGGATATGCCACGGCTCAGATTGAACTTCCCAACTGAACCCATACTTATCACAGTTCTGCAACATCCAATCTAAACGTGCACCGTTCGCTGACCAAACATCAACAGCCAAACCCCACCCATGATTCGATGTGCCTGGGGATGCCATCGGAGCCATCCCTTTTTTAAGAAACCATTTCTTGCCCTGATATGTGCGTGTTGTCCCTGTACCTGTGTCCTTCTCAACAAACCGTGACATGAACCCTGCCAACTGTTGCTCAAAAGAACGGTAAGCATCAGCCGTTGATGTCGGCTTAAACGGCTTGGTTCCTTCAGCCTGCATAGCGGCGTCGTGCATTGCTTCCCATGCTCGTGCCGCAAGATGATGCAGTTTCCCTGCAGGTGTGATAGGACGCAACAGAACTTCGGGCAAACGCCCGTTTGTTGCTCCCTTTAAATCTTTAGGGAGTTTAACTTCAGTAACAGGAAGTTTCATTTTTTTTTCTTAGACTTCTTGCCGTATTCTTTCATGCGGTCTTTAGGACCTTCCATTTTTTCGTGTTTCATCTTCGCTTTTTTTGAAGAATACTTTTCGCCTTTTGCTGACATTATTTTGCTACTTTCTTTTTTGGTGTTCCGAACGCTGCCGAAATTTCATCTGCTGTCAACTCGCCATCAACCGACGCTGCTGCAAGTTTCTGTACAACACCGAACAAGGCTGTGAGTCCAGCGACACCAGCCGACTTGACCACATCAACACCGAGGATTGCGCCACCTGTGATGATAGGTAGTGCTGATGCGATGAACAATGATACGAGTCTTTGTCCGAGGTCTAGGGCTTTGGCGATTGCTGAGTTCATTCTGTGTCCTTTTGTGTTAGGGATATGAGCGAGTGTATCAGAACACCAACACCTGTAAGGAACAGGGCTTGTCTGAGGGTTGGCCCTGACAGGGTGATTAGGACCATGCCTGTGCCAACCCATGTCCAAGTGTTTTCCATGATGTAGGTGATGATGCGTTTCATTAGCGTCTCATTCTAGTGGATGGGATTGCGGCGATTAAGGCTCCTGCGGCTACTAGGGTTCGGCGTGTTTTTACAGGGATGTTTGACCCTGTTGGCACATAGTTTTCGAATTGTGAGCCGAAGATGTCTATGGTTTTTTCGAATGCTTTTTTGATTTTGGTTGGGGCTTGTTGGATTGCTTCGGTGAAGGCTTCTAGTTGTTCTTCGGTGAGTTCTTCTACTTCGATTTGTTCGAATAGTTGTTTGGCTTGGGTTTCGGTGATGGCGGCTAGAACTTCGGGGCTTGACGCTATTTCGGTGGCTTGGTCTGATGTGATGTCTGCTGTGAGGAGTTGGGTGATGGCTGCGACTATCTGTTCAGGTGCGGCTTCGGTGAGGGTGTCTAGGATTTCTTCTAGTTGTTCGTCGGTGACTGGTTCATCTGCTGGTATTTCAATTACGGTTTCGGGTAGGGTTGTGGGTGATGAATTCGTTTCTTCTATTAGTGTTGTTTCTGTTGTATATTCCTGCGGCTGTGTTGTGTTTGTTGGCTGTTCTGTTTCGTCAGGAGCAGGCTCAACTTCGGGAACGGGAACGGTTGTCTCAGGAATGGTTGTCTCGTCAGGCTCAACAGGTTCTTCAACAGGATCGGGAAGATCGGTTGTAGATGTTTCTGGTTTTGTGGTTTCGGGTTCGTCAACTGTGGTTTCGGGTTCGGGTGTGGCTGGTTCAGGTTGAGGCT